GGAATTGTTGTTATCCCTTCAATATTACCAATTCGATCTAAAACATTTAGAGATACATTTTCTAAAACACTAACACTGGATTCTAATGAAAGTACTCTTCTTTCTACAACTTCATTAATTTTAGCTGTAACACCTCGTCCATTGGTGTTTGTATTATCAAATAAAAGAGTATCACCAACTTTATAATTTTCTCCAATACTTGATATTCCAATATTTTCTACAGATCCTTTGGAAGTTGCATCTACTACTGAGAGTTGTTGTGAAATTTTAAATGGTTGAGTTATGAATTCATATTCACTTTGAATATTATTCAACTTATATGGATAAGTATTTTTTATATAATTACCTTCTGTTAAATCAAAATTCTCTTGATTTGATGAGGGCAAAAAGTTAAATTGATTTGTCTTTGATTTGTAAGTGTTTCCTATTAAGTATGGAAAAATAGGTCTTCTATAATTTAGATATGATGTATCAAATCCGTCTGACTCTGGATTAATGGTTGCAAAATAAGCATAAACACCTTCTGGATAGTCCGGTGTTTTGCAAAATCTTCCATTATGCTCATCAAGATCTCCAGAGTTCGTAAATGTATAATCTTCTATAAAGAATCCGTCAGAGAATCCCTCAGGTCTATCTGATTGCGGAAGAAGTTGATAACCAGAAACCATTGCTCTAATTTCACCGCCAGTTTCTGTTGAATATCCATATGGACCATATATTGGATTTCCATCATATGCCCAACCAACTATTGGAGAGTGAAATGTCGATAATCGTTCAAAAGTATCAAAAACCAGATCATATTTATTATAATTATTCGATCCATCATTATTTTTTGATGGCAAATTTTCCCTAAGTTTCCTTGGAGCAAATAAATTTACATATTGAAGTCCATCTTTAATTCCTGGAATAATTAAACCATCATCTGTCGATTGTGAGAAAAGATTTTTATATTTTTCTACTAAATTAATTGTCCAATTTTTAATATTTGCTTTAACTCTCGCATTTTTTCCACTTGCACTAATAACAATATCACTCTTATTTGTGGAGAAACCAATTCCGCCATTTACAACTTTTATAGATGTAATTTTCCCATCTATAATGGTGGGTGAAAGTTTTGCATATGCTCCACCACCATTAAAAGTGAATGTTGGGCTAGAGTTATAATCTTTTCCAGAATTCAAAACAATAACATCTTTTATGTAATCATCTTCAATAATCGGTTTAAGAACAGCATTAGATCCACTATTAAAAATAATAGATGGTTGCTTGTCAAAATTGATAATGTCTGTAGATCCATATCCAGTCCCTCCATTGGTAACTTGAATGGATGTTATTGATCCCCTAAATATTGGATTTACTATTGCTTGATATTTGGATATAGTAGTCCTACTAACTCCAACATTTCCATTTACAGATACTATAATTGGTGGATAATTAAAGGTATGTGTAGAACTGCCTCTTGTTTTAAGTATTGCATATTGATTCGTGAGATAATTTGAATTCGAAACAGTTGTTCCAATTCCAGCCGCGGCTAATCTAAAATTATCATCATCTAATTTAATTACATAATAGTTAATTGAAGTATCTAATCCAACAATTGGTGTGCCTGATGTTGAATATGTTACTATCTCACCAGATTTAAAATCATGATTTAAAATATTAATACTATTATTTGCAGTGTTAATTCCAAGTGGATTTACTGTTCTTAGTTTATTTTCATATCCAGATCCAGAATTAATTACATTAATTGAAGTTAGAATATTTTTTCTTCTTGTTGCTCTTATTCTTTGATTTCCAGTTCCCGGAGACGTAATATTAATTTCATTAACATTTTTAATTGCATCGTCTTCATTATTATGTAATTTGATTTTTTGATCGTCAACAATGGACACAAAATAAACTGAATTATCTTGTAAATATAATTTTGTAGAAACATCTCCAGATGTTGATCCGATTCCAATTTTAGTCCCATTAAATGAGTTATAAATTATACTTTCGCCGTTGTTAAATTTATGTTCCGTATTAAATCCTATAAAATTTGCTGTGGTGCTTATAAATCCACCTAAAGAAGTTGAAACACCAACCGCATTGAAATAAATATCATGATAAATTTGAGACAATTTTGCTTCTGCTACTGCACCAGATCCATTACCACCACTAATATTGATTGTGGGAACATTTAGATAATCAAATCCATTTTCAATAATTTCAATTGATTTTAAAGATCCTTTGACAGCACATCTTCCAGTTGCTCCAACTCCAGTCGAATCTTCGATATTCACAATTGGAGGATTAATGACATCATAATCTTCTCCACCATCCAAAACATCAATAGATTCTATTGGTCCATAATATACAACTTCTTTTGCTTTATAATTTAATATTTCCACACCATTAATAAGAATTCCTAATCTACCATCAGAGATAGTTTTTTCTTTTATTAAAGACTCTGTTGGTCTATCAAGTTTTCTAACTAATTTTTGAGAAGTTAACTGCTTATTAAAATTATCTAATGGTATTAAAGTGAGGATAATTGGTGAGTTGGTAAGATTTGAAAACTCATAGTATAATTCATTAGTAATATTTGAATTACTTAATGCCAATTTTATACTATTAGAGTCAATTCTTTTTACAACATAATTTCTGTTTTCACCAACAATAGAATCTGAAGAAGAAACATGTACCAGATCACCACTATAAAAATTATGATTTGGGATAGTTAATTGTGTTACGGTTGTAATACCAGCAATAGTTATATCTTTTTTTCTATTTGTTGCTTCAATTAAATAAGAAGGTAAAGAAGCAGATGTGATCAATACATCACTTTCATTATCATAAACATCTTGAATATCTAATTTAAAGATATTTTCAGTAAGAGAATCGGAAGAGATTTTTAAAGATCTTCTAACAAAGTATTGATTTTGTAAAGTAGAAGAATTTTGATCTAAATCTGCAGATGCTTGGAATTTTTTATCTGATATAATTTTTCTTACTTTTCCCAGAACAACATTGTTATTAATTTTATTGACGAACTGGATGTTATCGTTTAGATACAAATTATGATCATCATAAGACGTAACAACAAAATATTGCCCATTCCAAATAATTGATTCGGCATTAAATTTTGTTGAGATATTAAACTTCCAAGAATTAAATTTTGAATCATTTTTATCTTTTATAAATCCAAGACTTTCAATCAAAACCGGATCATTAGGTTGATAATAATTTTGCTCTTCCTCTTTTACGTTTAATTTCTCTAAAACTCCAGTTATTCTAACTTCTATTCTATTTCCATTAGAATCGAATCCATAAGTTAAGTAATCAGGATTTGTTACATTTTCTCCAATTGTAACTGTAGAAATTCCAATACAATTTAAAAATTCACTATTAGTTTTCTGATTATATGTGACTATGACATCATTAATTTGAATTGAACCTGAATTTGCAAATCCAACCGTAGAATCGACAAAAAGTGAAGAAGAAGCAATACTTACTACTTTTGTAATGGGATGAATTTTAAAATTTCCGACAATACTTCCAAAAGTTCTAGAATCTCTGTCATACCCAAAATCAATATCTATAGTATAATATGGTGTATTATTTCTGAAATTTGGTTCAACATCAGAAACAGATCCATATGAACTTCTTATTCCGGATGATGTAATTATTTCTTGATATAAAGTTCCCCCAGAAAGGTCCAAGGGGTCTCCAGTTATTGGACTGACCACAAGTTGCCTTACAAGTCTGTAATCATTTGCAGAGGGTTTTAACAGATAATCTTGCGGTTTAATTGTTTCTACCTCTTCTCCATATAATGATTTGAAGAGAATATTGTTTGCAACTGGTGTTCCTTTTGTAGAATAAAAATCTTTCGATTGAATTAGAAGATTTGGTTGATTTAAATTTCCATAAAAATTAATATTATCAAATCCTGGTAAAAATTGCGATTTAATTTGTTTAAAAAACTCTTTTAAAAATAAAGTGCTTAAATTTTCTACTTTTGATCCAATTTCATGGACATCATTCTCAGATGTTTCATAACTAACTTGTTTGCCATAGAAATTATAAGTTGTAATTCCACTAAAACCTCTAATGCATCCACTAAAAGAAGTACTTCCAATTCCAGTATATGTTATTATTTCATCATTTATTTTCAACAATCCATATCTATCTGGCCAACCAGCAGTGCTCTCAACATAAATTATAGAATCCGTATAATCTACAAATTGGGTAGTTACGGTGCTTTCATTTTCAATAATTAAAGATGTATAAGTGCCAACCTTTAGAAATTGATCAATGTTCTTTACAATTGTTATCGGTGATGAAAAATGATCTTGAGATTCGTAGTATTGTTTTAAAAATGGGCCAAATAAAGGATATTCCTCTTGCATAAAAAGAGGTATTTGTCCTTCTACAACAGTCTTAGCCGATATTCTTGTTTCTATCATATTATCTACTTATTGGACCATTAGAAAAACTAGAACTTTTTTTATAATTGTATCCAGAGGTGTTTTCTCCAGATGCCATAGTATCTGGAATCATTTCTACATTAAGTGAATCAGAATCTAATTGTAAAAACAGATCCTGCAATCCAATTATATCATTTGATTCCGGAATTGCATCTATTTGAATAATATTTTCTGGATTTGTAATTTGAGTGTCTATTATATTTAATGCATTTAAAATAATCTCCCCCTTAATGTAATCAATTGTTCCAACCTTATTTCTTATAATTTGATATTCTATATCAGATGTTTTCTTAAAAATAAAAATTGTTCCTTTGATGCCGTCTTGATTTGGATAATCGGAAAGATAAACATCTCCAGCAATACCATTAACTTTAAATGCTGTTGACTTTACGTTGAATGGTGTGCGATTTCCAGAATTATCAAATTTTAAATGAAATTGATTTCCGAAACAAATTTCATAATCTGCAAAAGTATTTAAAAGTGCTCTTAAGTCTCTTCTCATCTTAAGAACAGTTATGTTTGATGTAATTGCTGGGTCAACATCATCAATTATTTTTAAAAATTTGCTATATTTAAATTTACTTCCAAATTGATTTAAATCAGAAGATCTTGAAAAAGAAGTAATTGCAGAAATAATTTTTGTTTTTAAATCATCTACCGAAATCGTTAGATTTGAATTATAATAAACCGAAGAAGAAATTTCAACAAACAAATACTTTAAATCTATAATTTTGGTATTAATTCCAGCTACTGAATATCTTTTTAAATCTTTCTCAATTTTCCTTTTTGTGATATCTGAAATATAATTATAATTTCTTGGTTTAATTGAAATAAAAACGTTTCCGTATTGTGGTGGATTTAATTCCTCACCACCAAATACGGTTACTGCTTCTGTTTCGGGAAATACTTTAGAGACTATAACTTCATAATCAGATGTTGTTACTGCTCTATTTTGTGCTGCGTATGATTTTGGGGCATAATTTCTTATTGAACTTGTCGATTCAATATCATCACCACCCGATGATACTTGAGTAGTTGATAAATTAGAAATTCCTAAAGAAATATTATTTCCATTATTATCAAGAATTTTTCCTGCAAATGAAAATAATCCAATACCATTTGCAGTTTTTCCTTTTGATACAATATAAGAAACTGTTATAATATTTTGATTTGACGGTTTTTTTCCAAATATTCCATCACCAAAAATAAGTTCATAACGTTCATCTTCAATTTCTTGTAAGAGATAAACTTCACTTTCCGATCCAACATTCCCAATATTTTCAACTTGTTTATAAGTTCTCTTTATTGTATCCGAAGAACTGTTTTGAATAAAAACCCTTATTGTTGAAGTATCAATGCCAGAGTTATTTAAAATAAATCTTTGATTATAAAGTGAATTATTAACTACAAATGTTTGTGTGATAAGACTTCCTTCATAAATTTCTACATCATTAAATGATGCGGAAAAATTTGTAACAGGAACGGTGATATCTTCGGGTATACAAAAAGAATAACTTTCTGCACCAAAAGAATTAGAAACTGCACAAACTCCAGCCTTAAGTGTCAAAGTTAATGGTGGAACATTATATGCAGTTGTATCAACAATGAAAGAAATTTTTGCTTTTGAAGAAGATACTGATCTTGGCAGATATCCAATGTTTCGTGCAAGAGCAACTATATTTTCTCTAAGAGTTGCACTACCAATGAATACTTCATTCGCAATCATATTCGCATTAAAAGAATTCAAATATGTATTGTATGCCAAAATATCAATCAAAGTCGATAAGTTAGATCCCTCATAATCAAAGTCAGTAAAATTTGAATCGGCTCTCAGATAATCTTTAATCGTAGATTTAATCTGATCAAAATCTAAGTTTGAAAAGTTTATCTGTGGCATCTATCGAACCGTTTGAAGTATAAAATTAATTTGTTGAGGCGGAACTGGATTTCCGATGACTTCATAATCAATAAGAACGTGATATCCATTTTGTTCAAAATCTGGTGTTACATTTACTGTTCTTAAAAACACTCTTGGTTCAAAATTTTTAATTACGTTACGTATTTCGTTCTCAATATCTGTGGTAACACGAACATCAAGTATTTCAAATAAACTTCTATTCACATTTGTACCCAAAAGTGAATTGAATGGTCTTTCACCATTTAGAGTCAGAACCAAATTTCTCAATGATCTATTAATTGCACTTACATTATTTAAAGGAAGTAAGTCATATGTGATAGGATGAACCTTAAAAGAAAGGCTAATATCCTTAAAACCACGACTAACGTTCTCTAAAGGCACAATTTTACAGTAATACTGACTTATTTATACCAAAAAGGGGGACCTTTTAATTAACTTATTCAAATCATTCTTTTCAAAAATGCCAAGTGTTGTGATCACATTTTATTCATTCAAAATTTTCGATTCATAAAGAGGTTCCGTTCCATACTCCCAGTCATCATAGTCATCATCATTGCGAATTTTTTCGTGAATTTCATTTTGAATATGAAAATCGTGTTTTTTAGTTGTTAAATCGTCATTTTTAATTTCACGAAGCATTTTTTGCTTCTCTATTTTTGATTCCCAACCATATTCTGATGATAAAAATTCAGTTCCCCACTCATTTTTCATAAATTTTTCATCTTTATCGACTTGTTTGGTCATTGTTTTGCTCCTGATTTGTTAAATCAGAACTTTTTACGGGGTTGCTATCCCGAATTTCTTTAATTTCATACATAAAATCGTCTGATGTCTCAATTTTACGACGATTTTCGACAGAATATTCGGTTAAATCAATTTCAT